CGAGGACGGAGACCTGAAGAGAGGAATAGTGACGAGGGTGACCGTGAGGAAGAACAAGACCGCGCCCCCTCTGAGGACGGCAAACGTGACAATAGAGTTCGGAGTAGGAGTAGTGGAAGATGCATGAACAACTCGGAGAAAAGTACCTCTATCTCCTCGACGGGAGAAACAGAGACGACCTCATCGCAGAGATGATGGCAGACTGCATCATGACAGCACTAGAGGCCCTGGACATGGACATGACACTCTTCGGCGGAGGACACATCGCACTCAGAATGCGTACGCTGGAGTTCCACGACAATCTCATGAGACATCCATACAGTTGGACCAACACGAATGACCCGAATAAGGCCAGACGCTGGAACAGAGCAAACAAGGCAATGGCCGTCTACCACAGACTGGTCAAGGAGATGGAGAACCCAGCATGGGTAAGACAACAACTGGAAAGGAAGCTGACAGAGCTCCTGCGGAGGCCAGCCCCGGGAGACTGGACTCCACCTGGCCGGTGCTGAACATCTACACACAGGAAGCCCCCCACGACGATGTCATCATAGTAGCGAACTCAGCGGGGATCGCACTTCTGAGAAGACTTCTGGATGACGTCATGAAGGGGAGGAGAACCCTAGCCGTGAGCAACGAGGCATATGTGTCAGACGGAGAGGGCTTCCTCCTACAGGTACACAAGACGAAGGCACCGTGGAACTATCCCGTCCCATACAGGAGCCCCGTCTACAGATCCAGAGACAAGGAGGCTAATTCCCTCCTGGTGGAGAAGATGACGGAAGGTATGGACCTGAGCCTCGAGCAGCGGGGGAAGAAGAGAAGGAGGAAGACTGGTGGATGAGCAGACGAGAGAGACTCTCAGGAAGAAGAAGGAGACCGCGGAGAAGGTCAAGAAGATAGCGGAGGACCTGAGGAGGGAGGCAGCCAAGACAATCGGCGAGAGTCCCCCGGGGGAGATCAGGGACAAGATGGTCGAGATGATCAGATTCAACCTCGAGAGGGTGATCTCCGGAATGCTGAGGAGGCCAGTCCAGGTGAAGGTGAGGCATGCAAAGTTGAAGGGAGGGAGGATCGACATGCGGATGACGGCAAGGATCGAGGGATCCATTCCAGTCAAGGTCGAGAGGCCGGCAGGTGGACAAGGGAAGTGATGGACTTCACCCACCTCCACCTCCACTCACAGTACTCTCTCCTCGATGGAATGATACGGTTCCCCGAACTGTGTGACCATCTCTCACAAAACAACATGAAGGCCGTGGCACTGACGGACCACGGAGTGATGATGGGCATCCTATCTTTCTACAAGGAGTGTAGGAAGCATGGAATCAAGCCCATCCTGGGAGTAGAGGCGTATCTGACATTCGACGAGGACAACTCAGAGGAGAAACACAGGGACAATCTCCACTCCGTTCTCCTGGCGAAGGACTACGAGGGCTACAAGACCCTCCTCAGGCTCTCGTCAGAGGCAGCGCTCAGGAACTTCTACTACAAGCCGAGGATACACATCCAGAAGCTGAGACAAGCGAGTGGACACGTCATCTGTACCACGGCATGTCTCGCAGGGCCGATCGCCTCACTCGCAGAGTTCGACGAGGAGACGAAGCAATTCAGGAACATCGATGCAGCAGAAGCGACAGTCCTCCTCCTGAAAGATATCTTCCCTCAAGGAGACTTCTTCCTCGAAGTCCAGCCATGGGAAGACGGGCGAGGTGAGCAGACAGCACTGAACGACCTCGCAAGGGAGCTTGGAGAGAAGCACGACATCCCCCTGGTGGCAACATGCGACTCTCACTACCTCAGGAGAGAGGACCACGAGCTGCACGAGATGATGATAGCGATGCAGCTGAAGATGACCCTGGAGGAGTACAGAGCCCAGGACACGATGCGCTACGGGAACTTCTTCTGGGTACGGACAAGAGAAGAGATGGAGGAGTCATGTCGGAAGCACGACATACTTGCTGCTGCGGAGAAAACAGTGGAGATAGCCGCGAGGTGCAACGTGGAGATCCCTCTGGGAGAGGTTCACATGCCGGTGATCGGACTGGAGGAGAGAGAGGACAGAGTACAGTTTGCCCAGTGGTCAAAGTCACAGCAGGCATGGTCACGAGCATCCACGACGAGCTCCTGAAGAAATACCCGAAGAAGGTAGAGAAGGCCAGGAGATCTCCACTCGCAGCGATCTACCTGCACTGCAAGGAGTGTTGCAATACACTCGGGAGGAAGGAAGTAGTCGAATGCCCCATTGGAGAAGCATGCTTCCTCTACAGGTTCAGGCTGGGGAAGCTTCCGAAGAGGAACCAGGAAGGATGAGAGCGATGGAAGCTCTGACAATAGGCGGAAGACCAACGCGGGGTGACGAACAGAGGGTCCCTGAACCCCAGAGGAAGGCCTTTGCAGTGCGTATGCGTGTCCACAGGATCTTCGTCTACGAGAAGACAGACACCGTGGAAGCCATCTCATACGAAGAAGCAATGAAGCAGGCTGAAGCAACTCTACAGTATGAAGTGGGGCTCGAGGACATCCCCCTGGAGGACATGGGATGGGAAAAGAAGACAGCAAAGGTACTCTACAAGGCGGAAGCCATAGGGATGGAGAAGACCTCTACCTCAGGTTCCTCGCCACGAGAGGACTAGAGAGGCGCGGACTCGCCAGCAGGGAGGAATATCTCCTACGCCTGGAACACGAGCTGGGAGTCATAACCAAGCTGGGATTCTCATCCTACTTCGTGATAGTCAGTGACATAGTGAACTGGGCCCTCTCACAAGGGATAGTCGTAGGCCCGGGAAGAGGGTCAGCGGCAGGATCCCTCGTCTCCTACTGTCTCTTCATCACTCACCTCGACCCCATCAGATACGGCCTCTACTTCGAGAGATTCCTCAACCCGGAGAGAGTCTCCTGGCCAGACATCGACCTCGACTTCGAGGACGAGAGGCGCCACGAGATCATCACGTATCTCCAGGAGAGATTTGGCTACAACCATGTCGCGCACATCGGAACCTTCGGCTCCGCGAAGGCAAAGGGAGCAATCAGAGACGTAGCGAGGGTGCTCGGCCATCCCTACCAAGTGGGAGACAGACTCGCGAACATGATCCCTCCACCTGTCAGCGGGCAGCCTTGTCCCCTTTCGGAGGCCATCTCACAGAACAAGGAGCTCAGGAGACTCCTCGAGAGTGAGTCGAGTGAGGGTGAGGTGTTGAGGCTCGCGGCAAAGTTCGAGGACAGCCTCAGGAGTTTCGGCACCCACGCGTCGGGAGTGGTCATCTCGGACAAGCCGGTGTGGGAGTACATTCCCCTCTACAAGGGGACCGATGGGAAACCCACGACCCAGTGGCCGATGGAGGAGGTGGAGGAAGCTGGACTGATCAAGTTCGACATCCTTGGAATCAAGGCCCTCTCCACCATCAGGAAGTGCATCGAGCTCATCGAGAGACGCAGAGGGATCAAGGTGGACCCCCTCCAGATACCGGTGGACGACTCAGGAGTCTACGAGCAGCTCTCGAAGGGAGATACAGAGGGAGTCTTCCAGCTGGAGGGCTCGTCGGGAATACGAGACCTGACGAGGAAGATCCAACCAAGGTGCCTCGAAGACCTGTCTCTCCTGGTGGCACTCTACCGGCCGGGTCCACTCGGAACAGGCCTGGTGGACCAGGTGGTCAAGGTCAGACAGGGGAGGCAGAAGCCCTCCTATCTCTTCCCGGAGCTGGAACCAATCCTCGAGGAGACCGCAGGAGCGATCGTCTACCAGGAACAGATAATGAAGATCTCCACCGAGCTCGCAGGATTCACCGGAGCAGAGGCGGACACACTCAGGAAGGCCGTGGGGAAGAAGAACCAGGCTCTCCTCATGGCCCAGAAGGAGAAGCTGGTCAAGGGTCTGAGGGAACACAGCGGAATCCCCGAGAGGCTGGGACAAGAACTGTTCGCACAGATCGAGGGCTTCGCCAAGTACTGTTTCAACAGATGCCTCGATGGAGAGACACTCGTCCAGACAAGTGAGGGGGACAAGAGAGTCGAAGACCTGAAGCCTGGCGACAGACTCTACTCTCTCGACCCCAACACGGGGGAGATACGGGAGACAGAGTGTGTCGAGCTGATAGACACAGGCGTGCAGGAGACATACACAGTCCTCCTGGCCGGGGGTGAGGTCAGAGTTTGCTGTACAGCAGACCATGCCTTCCTGTGCCGTGACGGCAAAAAGCACAAGCTCTCGGAGATGCTGGAGGAATCTTTGGCATTCAAGCTCTCCGAGGAAATCCTCTACATAGAATCACTCTACTACTCAGGAGCACGCCAGACCTACAACGTCCATGTCAGCGACCCAGCCCACAACTTCCTGCTAAGCAACGGGCTGGTCTCGGGGAACAGTCATAGTTGCGCCTACAGCTACATCGGCTACCAGATGGCGTGGCTGAAGCACCACTACCCAGCGGAGTTCATCTGCTCCTGTCTCATCTCGGACAGCAACGAACCAGACAAGGTGACGAGATACATCACCTACTGCAAGAAGACATCAGTCGAGATCCTCCCACCGGACATCAATGAATCCGAGCCAGACTTCTCAGTCGTGAGTGATCGGAAGATCAGATTCGGACTTGCCGCCGTGAAGAACATAGGAAAGTCAGCCGCGAGGATGTTCATCCGAGAGAGGGAGAAGAACGGTCCATATAGATCACTCGCCGACTTCGTACGCAGACTCAACAGGAGATATGCGAACAAGACGAAGGTCGAGTCCCTGATACAGGCAGGGGCATTCGACTCCCTCGACCAGAACAGAGCGAGACTCCTCCTGATGGTGGGGGCCCTCTGGGACTACACAAAGAAGGAGGAGTCGTGGAGGAAGAAGCTGAAGACATACGAGACAAGGCTCGAGAGATGGAAGAAGAGGGAAGAGGAGAGGGAGAAGGGGCTTACGAGGAGACCGTCTCTCGTCAAGCCAACTATGCCGGAGAAGCCGCAGGAACCCAAGGCCGCGAGGGTATCCCCACTCCCCATACTCAGGAAGCTAGCCATGGAGAAGGAACTCCTCGGCTACTACGTGTCAGGCCACCCGGTGGACCTGGTTGCGGACCGAGCCAGAATGGGGAGCACTCCGGTCTCCGAGCTACACAATATGGGGAGAACGCGACAGGGAATCGTGGCGGTCCCAATTCTCCTCAAGGAGGTGTCGACAAAGAGGGGACAGAGGATGGGCTACGTGACCCTGGAGGACCAGACGGGTTCAGTCCAGGCCGTGGTACTGCCCCACATCTGGGAGAAGTACAAGACAGTACTCAGTGGAGGAACCCCCATCAAGGTAAAGCTCTCCCTGTCCGGCGATGGGTCTGCGAAGGTGGAGGCAGTGACCCGGGTGGCAATTGCCTCGTCCAGTGCTGAGAAACCCGTAAAGATCGACGTTCTGGGAGTGGAGAGCCTTGAGGAGGGTCTAAGTACCATACCCCCCGGCCAACTCACAGAAGTGCACATTTTCCTGGGGTCTGGAGGCAAGATCAAGGTGATAGGGAGGAAGGTGCAAGGATGAAGATCTTGGAGATGCTCTTCTACCTGGTTGGAGGCCTGCTCGCACTCCTCGCAGTGGTGCAGAAGCTAGTGGGCCTCCTACTTGCAATTGCGCTGGGGCTGGCCGGCGGTAAGATAGTCAATGGAGACAAGGATGGACCAGTTCAGTGAGCTGATGGACAAGACACTGGAGCTTGCCAACACGTATCGAGTACTCGTCAGAGACGACGAGAACATCATCTCGAGCAACTCGAAGACGGGAGTCTCAATCAACTTTCCGATCGCTCTCACATGCAGACCTCTCGAGACATGCAGGCAGTACTGCTACGCGGGGAAGAAGGGGAAGCCCATCACATGGGCCACCTCCCTGAAGAAACAGGTCAGGGTGTGGAGGTACTTCAAGAGTACGACACCAGACGAGGTGGCTGAGAGAGTTCTGAAGGAGTGTCACAGGAGAAAACTCACCTGGCTCAGATGGAACGGCTGCGGCGACCTCTTCCCCGAGGCATGCAATGTGATCAGCAGAGTGGCGAAGGCAGACCCTGGAATCACTCACCTGGTAGTGACGAAGAAACCCGAGTACGTCCCGCTGATTCCCGAGCTGGACAACATCTTCCTCATGTTCTCCATCGACTGGTCGGAGGAGTCGAGGAACAGGTTGGAGGAGGCGAGGAGACACAAGCACAAGAGGATGTACGTCTCTCAGGTGAGGCATTCGATGGACGACGACACGTCCAAGGCATCGATCATCTTCAATATGCAGGGGCAGAAGGGACTGGAGTTCGACGACAAGAGACGCTGCTGCCCGGTTGATGCAGGAGCCCTTGCACTGAAAGGCGGATGCGACAAGTGTAGGAAGTGCTTCACACCTGGAGCACTGACGACAGCAACGAGCAGGTGATACCACACATGGATATCTGGTGCACGAGAGAAGAGGAGATCCTGAGAGCACTCAAGCCGTATCTCCTGAATGGAGAGATATCCCTGGTCCTGAAGAGAATGGGCTACGACAGGAGTGCAGAGGCAGTCTCGAGGAAGTCGAGGAGACTGGCACTGAACCACGTGACCCCGAACAGGACTTCGAGGATAGTACTGCCGGCGAGGGTGATCCCTGGTCCCGGAGACCTGGTCCAGTCAGTGAGGGAGGTGACGGATAGACAGGTCGACGTCCTCGGCAAGGTGGGTGGGAGCTCACAGACCGGTAGGAGGCCCGACCTCGTACGGCAGGCGGACCTGGCCATCAACGAGCTGGTGGAGGAGTTGGAGGGGATCTCGAGGATAATCCCCAAGGTGAAGTATTCACCCTTCGTCAGGTCGGGGAAATACACAGCGGTCCTGGCAGTGGGTGATGTCCACATGGGGAGACTCGTCACAGGTCCCACGGGCAGGTCCACCTACGACGTCGAGGTGGCGAAGAGAAGGATCGCCTCGATACCCGAGAAGGCAAGGAGTCTTGTGAAGGGAGCCACGGTCGACGAACTGGTCATTCTCCTCCTGGGAGACATGGTCGATGGCGAAGGGATCTTCACGGGACAGTCGGACATGGCATCTCTCCCACCCTTCCAGCAGATCATCACGGTCCTGAAGCCACTCTGGACAATGATCGAGGTGCTCAGAAGGAAGCTCGGCGTACCGGCCAAGGTCCTGGCCGTGCCGGGGAACCATGGGAAGACGAAGGGCGACTCAGTACTCACGAACTACGACAACATCCTCTACTACATGATGGAACTCACGTCGACGGTCGGGAAGAACAGGATGGTCGAGGTAATCAGCAACCGCCCACACAAGTGGAACAGTGCCGAGGTGAAGGGAAGCACCATTCTGATCCGCCACAAGGCCCCAATACAAGCAGACACAGCCTCTGCAAGGGCAAGGTTCGGCGGTTGGGAAGCAATCCACCACTACGATCTGATGGTCTACGGACACACACATCACTTCGGGGTTCACACCTACAACGGGAAGATGATCATCCGCAATGGAAGTATCATTGGCCCGGATGACTACTCCGAGGAACTGGCGGTGCACGACACACCATCAGCGACAATCTTCCTCCTCTCGGAGAGATCTCACACACCAAGGGACATCAACGTCATAGAGCTGGAGTAGGAGACAATGAAGAAGTTCAACCCGAGGTACCTGCCGGAGGACGCAACTCCAGCACGGCTGGCCAGGACACTCTCGAAGCATGGATGTGACGGCTGTGGCCTGGGGTCCCAACCAAGACTCCACGGACCAGTGCTCTACAGAGGTTCACAGACAGCAGACCTGATGTTCGTGGGCTTCGGCCCGGGAAAGCTCGAGGACCTCCACCAGAGACCCTTCTACGAGGAGGCCCCGGCCGGGAAGATCCTCCAGGGCATGATCAGGTACATGGGTCTGTCAGAGAATGACTACATCATCACGAATGTGGTCTGCTGCAGGCCGATAGCTCCGAAGGGGTCGGGGAAGGAGAACAGGGACCCCACCCCGGAGGAGATCAAGGCGTGCTCAGTCTACCTGGAGCACCTCATCAAGCACGTGAAGCCGAAGGTCATCGTCATGATCGGCGAGATCCCCATCAACTACTTCTTCCCCGAGTTGAAGGGGAAGGCAAAGAGACTCAAGGTGGGAAATGTGGTAAACAAGATTCATCTGTCGAAGGACAGGCCGGACATAGTCTTCACCGCGATCTATCATCCAGCGTATCTAGCGAGGCAGAAGTCGATGGACCCGGTGAAGTACAGAAAGCTGAGGCAAGACACAGTTGAACTACTCGACAAGGTGAAAGAGATACTGGAGGAGATGAACTGATGGATGAGACACGAACACTCGGCGAAGAGATGCTGAAGAAGATGGCCGAAGAGGTAAGGGACAAGCTGGGAGAGCAGCTCAGGGGGTGCTCGAATGCACTGGACGAAGTACAAGAGAAGCTCGATGAGCTCGGGCTGAAGAAGGCAGTCGAGGAACTCGCCACACTCTCTGCCACAAACAAGATCGACATAGGCCAGATCCTACTCCGGCAGACGGAGATGGGTATGGTAGTGGAGACTACACGGACCGCTCTGGCAGGACTTGTTCAAGCTCTACTAGTAAAGGGGGCAGTGTCGGAGGAGGAGCTCGATCAGGGCCTTGCAAAGGTCTTCGAGAAGTTCACTGCGAACGATCGAGGACCCACCGAGGACGCTCTCGAAGACCGGAAGCCGCAAGAACGATCAGATACGAGTGAGTGACGAGAGAAGTTGGGGGGAACACGAACTCATTCCCCGTCCTCACAACCCTGAGACCCTCGACCTGAAGAACCCTCATGACACCGTCCTGATTACTGCGGATCATGAGGGTGCTTCCTCCTCCACCCCCACGAAGAAGACTTTCATCCTCGAAGAGAGGACTCCCCTCGGGGAGGGAAAGTTCACAATACGCAGACCATCCCCACAACGCGTGGGGCTCAAAGTTGAGAGTTACACGTAGGGGGTGGAGTTGTATGTGTTCGATAGCTCCCCGACCAGGAGGTGTGATGAACACCGAGGTCACAGGGGTCCCAGCCCAGGAAGCAGACATACTGTCGAGGTACCTGGGGGGAGCCTGGGGGGCAGTGAACCTCTCCTCGGTGGGGCTGACGTAGAAGCCAGATCCGAAGAAGTGTATCTCCTCCCCACGAGTTATCCTGTAGGGAATGGGTTGAAGACCCGGAGGGAGCACAGGCATCTCATCCTCGGTCTCCTCGGTCTCACCCTCAGAGGATGACTCGAGATACTCCCGGGAGATCGTGGGAGTAGCTAGTCTGAGTGCTCGCCTGACCTTGGACGCAGTGATGTTCTTCTCACCCATAACACCTCCCCTGCTTCAGTACCTCTGGGACTGTGTTTCCCGCTCACCACTCTATCCTGTGTCCGAGGTAGTGAAGCTGGAGATCGAGCCCACGGGAGGGGCAGCTGTTCCCATGGAGTGGGGGTACATCGGCTGAGGGATATAGAGGTAGTTGCTCGACCATGACTGGGGAGGATATGTCACGGTAGTCTCGGGGGCTGATGTGTTGTCTGCAAAGTCGAGATAGGTGATGCGGAGGGTCGGTACACTATGCGATTCCACACTCGCTTCCCCGATGCGGAAATCTGTGGGAGAGGAATCCACCCCGGCCCAGCCCCGACCATGTGGGCGAGACCGAGGAGCCAGTCTCCTCAGGATACTTCTGACACGCCGGACGGGGCAGGGAGGAGACATCGCTCTACTCCTTCAGATAGAAGAGGACGACGTAGTTCCTGTCCCTCTTCCACTCAATGCCCGTGACGTAGCGTCGAGAGAGCATGATGTTCGTCAAAACCTCGGCGATGTCCCGTCGACTCTTCCCGGCAAGGCCACCCACTCCGGGGATGGGTACCTCCTCACGGACCTCGGGACCATACTCACCGAGAGCCTCATTTTCCTCAAGATCAGCTTGCGCCACTAGCTCAGCCTGGTTCATTGGGTTCCTCAAACTCATGATACCTCCTCAGGAGTTTCTCCTTCCTGAGAAACGGCCTGGGCCACTCCTCAGTCTTCAGATATACATATATCTTGCCCAGCTGATGGACGTCAAGGTACTTCCTGGCATCCATCCATGTGTCCAGGAAGGGGTAGAGGTCCTCAGCGGGTTCACACTCATCCCCCATCCAGATTGGTTCCTCAGGGAGGACGATGAAACCATCACGGGTGTAGCCTGACCTCCTGAACCAATTCCTTGCACATCTCCCGAGGACACGAGTCAGTCTGGTCGGGTGTGACATGTCATTCAGGCCGGTGATGAACGCGACCATCAGGAGATGTTGCCGTATGTCGTCATCCTCATACCTGGCAGCCTTGAGAGTCTCGATCACTTCCTCGATGGTCTTCTCAGGACTACTACTTCTGATGAAGAGCTGGTAGAAGCTGCGGTAGAGAGGGGAGACTGGAAGTGGCAGCCGGACACGGAGCAGAGCAATGGTGTGCTCGATGTAGTGATTGCACGCCCCGACTATTCCCAGTTCTGGATATGCTCGCGGTGGCGTGCCTCCAAGGAGCGGTAGGCGCATATCTTCTTCACCCCCAGGTCACGGAAGAACTCATAGACCTTTCCCTTCTCAGACCCAACAATCACCTCGAGCTTCTCGAACTCCTCAGGGTAGTACTTCTTGAATCTGCGGAGCTTCGTCTTGTCCTGCCGGGTGAGCCATCCCTTCACCTCGACCCATGCGATTCTCCCAGACTTGTACGTGAGCTTGAAGTCAGGGGTGTAGCTCACGGTCCCCTTCACCACACCGAAGGGTGTGAAGGAGAAGGTGTATGGCTCATACTCCACGAGCTTGATCTTCTTGTCAGCAAGGAAGACACGCATGCAGTTTGCCTCCCAGGACGAGCGGAGGAAGATCCCGAGATCAGACCTCTTCCCGATGTGTGTTCTCTTCCCCTCAGGAAGACTCGAAGCAGGCTCATGACTCTTCCCCTCAAGCTCAGCGAGCTTCTTCTTCACAGCAGTCCAGCTCTTCGCGAGCTCGATGGAGAGCTGAGTGATGGGCTTGGACTTGTTGCGCTTCAGCCACCGTATCTCGACAGGGCTCCAGACGACTCGCCTGCGTCCCATGCTTCACCTGATCCGAAAGCGGGAGAGGGCCTCACGAGACTTTGGGCCGAAGATGCCGTCCACCTTGCCAAGGTAGAGGCCCTCAGCAGAGAGCTTCCGCTGGAGCCTGAGGGTGATCTCATGCCTCACCTCATCGAGGTCGACGCCCATCCCCGGACAAGTCTTCCTGTACTTCTTCCTCCCATGGCCGAGATAGATGACTATCCCGGGCGCCTCACGGTGGCCCTTCACATTCTTCGGGAGGATGTGGAACCAGAGACAGAGCTGGGTACAACGCTCCATGGCCGCCTTGTACTGAGGCTCGGGGGGTGGGTTCCCATCCTGGCCCCTGAAGGCCATGACGATGCCGATCGAATGCCTATTCCAGATACCAGCGTGCCAGGTCCAGTCATCGTAGGAATTACACCTGTAGACCGTGCCGTTCTTGGTGATGAAGTCATGGTACGCGATGTGGGGACACCCACGGCGGGAGATGTGGTTCTGCTTACCGGGCCTGATGTGGTAGGCGTTTGTCTTGAAGGGGTCCTGGTTGTCCGATGCAGTCGTGTGGAGGACGATCTTGTCAACCCGTGATCGCTTCGCCCATCTGCGCTTCGGATGCCAGGGCAGAAGCCCTCTGATGTCGACTACCTTTGGCATGTCATCTGACTCGACCACTCGGGCAAGAATATTCCCATTCATGGTCATTCCTACTCTTCTCCCATGATCGTAGCATAGATGCGTGAGAAGAGTCCATCTCTCGTCAGTGACTCGAGATCCGAGTACGGGATCTCGAGATAGTGGAACCCAGCCTCGAGGGCGGCCTCACGCTTCTCCATGTCAGTTCTACGGCGCTCCATGAGAGCGAGCTCGGCATCATCGTCGGACATCCGGGAGGACCATCTCACGGCCTTGTAGTGCTGCTCACCCATGACCTCGATGACCAGGAGCTTGTCGAGAACGACCCAGTCGTACTTGTGTCTCCCACTCCTGAAGGAGGGAAGAATCTTGTTGACCGGGTACTCCTGATAGATCTTCGAGTATGGAAAGATCTGGCGGAGAAGGGTACCGACGAGGATGTGACCCTTGGAGGCAGACTTCCGAAAAGACTCCCGGAAGCGAGAAGATTTCATTGCTTCCTCCTCACACTCTCAACCCCAGTGATGCCCTGAAGCCAGCCCTGAACGGCAGCGATGTCAGTCAGACCATCGACTTCAGCAGCCTGACCGAGGGCAGACCAGAGCGACTCATCACGTATCTCCTGAAGAATCCCCCCGGTGATCTCCTCGATGTAGACCCGCCGCTCAGGAACAATGTAGAAGACCATGAACTCCCTCGTGCTGAGGTGATACGTCCCTAGATGAACAGCGTAGAACGGTATGGGAGTACGGAGCCAGAACTTGTTACTGTTCTTCAGAATCAGACGGCTCAATTCCTACCTCCACCAGAAGATCAGTGAAGAGGGAAAGACTTCTCCTCGAGACGAGTGTGGACATGGCGCCTCCGTCGGATAGAGTGCCACACTTGAGACACCTCAGGAGGAGCATGTCATCCGCATAGACGGAGTTGAGAGTAAATGGGCTGCCACGACTGGCGGTAGAAGAGAACTTGTTCGCACGAACAGTCTCAAAGTATGTACACCCGCACTTTTCACAGGAGATCACCTCAGTCTTGAGCATTCTCTTCCTCCTCATCCGGCTTCTCTTCTTCCTTCTGGCCCTCATCATCGTCTTCGTCACCCGCAGGGTCCACGAAGGTAGGCATGGGGTCTCCATCTCTCCACTCGAAGATCTTCCTGCCGTCTGGTGTCTCCAGAATCATCATTGTCATACCTCCTAACGCAGGGGGCACTTCTTGGTCTCACTACACTTGCTACAGAACTTACAGGCCGAAGGGTAGAAGAGACCATCTTGGATATTCCCAATGATGCCCTCCACTATTCTAGCAGGAAGCAGCTCACTGGTCCTCCTCGTGACGATGTGGACACGCCCGGGGCGGACGATCACATACTTGATACCAGCGACGAGGTCAGTATCGAGAAACTTGCTGACACCCCACACGCGGGCAGATGCATGGGGGGCAGACTTCAGACGCTTGTAGCTCGAATAGGTGACGATGCTCCAGAGCCATATCTGTGTTCGCGTGACCTGGACAGAGTCCACGAGGTCCTCGAAACGGCCCTGGATGAGCTTCTCCCTGTTGTCCAGCTCGACGTAGACCCGTACCTTGTTCATGAAAGCGTCGTCCTCATACACCTCATCCCTCACGGCTTTCCACCAGGAGCGGGCGAGTGAGAACACGACCGATATGTCGGACAGGATATACGGGTCCTTCGTGTTCTCGATGAGAATCCCGGCAGACTTGCGGATATGGGGCCAGCCGTAGGTGCGCTGCTTGCAATTGAACAGGCTGAGACTGGTCCAGATCAGCTTCCTCAGGATGGGGAAACGATGTGAGGGCCCAGGGTCATTGACGGACACTGCCCTGTCGAGCATGAGGTCGCAGAGCCTTGGACAAGCGGTGTAGAGAAGAATGTGCTCGGGCGTGATGGAGGCGTATCTGGTTCTCTCAGTCATTTCCCTCTGGGACACGCCAGGCAGCCCAGGAGAAGTGCTTCGGAGGCGGGGACTTGAACTGCTTCTCAGCAAGCCCACCACACTCGGGACACAGCATCATGTGTCCCATCTCACTCCACTCGAGTGGCATGTCTTCCTCGAACGTCTCACCACAGACACTACACTTGAAGTCGAACAGAGCCATTGATTCTCCTCCTCTCAACTGAAGGCGCCCATGAACGGGTCCTTCTCCTCCGAATTACCCATGACGACGGACTTGTTGTCAACAAACCTGTAGTCAGATGACGATGGCCAGAAGTCCAGGAGGAAAGGATCCTTCAGGGAAGCTATCTTGTTCTTCCCCACCAGGACTTCGACTGTCGGGAGAGCAAGCTTCTCGCCGGAGAAGGGGTGCTCCCACGAGTGGAAGTGGGTGCAGGAGTCAGGGACATCGGCCATCTCGTTGTAGATATGGAAAATGGCATTCGCATCGTAGTGGATCTGGTTCGTCTCGCCGATGTTGTAGTTCGTCGGCCTCTCACCAGGGGGTATCTTGTGGTATTCAACGGTGGCGTTCACCGAGACATGGTACCTCTCGGCCAGCTCCTTCATTCTCTGGGAGAGAGTACGCCACTTCACCCTCGCATCAGAGATGTGGTTGTAGTCGTTCAGCTTGTGGAAGTTATCCAGGAAGTAGGCAACTCTCTTGTACCTCTTCGTGTAGTAGGAGAGCAACCCTTCGATGAACGCCATCGAACCACCGTTGTTGATGTCCTTCACAACGAGTCTGCCCTCACGGGCGAGACCGACGATTCTGTTGTAGCCGGCGGCCCTCCGGCCCCGGATCTCCTCCGCGAAGGCGGGGTAGCGGGTAGCCCAGTAGTTGGGGTTCGACACTGCGTTCATCTCGAGTCTCGTCGAACCATCGGCTACAGCAACAAGGCGAGGAATAAGCTGCTCCCTGGTATCGTCAATAGAGTGATAGATAACGACAGTATCATCACCAGCATGGCCGGCAATCTCATATGCAATCTTCGTGAGGAGAGCAGTCTTTCCATGATTCGGCTTGCCACCGTAGTAGATGACCACATCACGGGTCCAATCTCCCTGCAGAGTGTTCTCAACCGCAGCGAGATCAGGCCCAAGCCGGAAACCTTCATACTCATCCTTCTTCTCCTCCTCTGTCTCCTTCTGTGAAAGGAGATGTCTCAGGAAGTCGTCTGCGGAGAATGAATCAACGAAGTGCCGTGAGTTTATCTCGGCAAGACTCATGGCGGCATGCTGGACGACCTCCTCTGCCTGTGAGGGCCTGGTCCTGAGATCATGGATCACCTTGTCAATGAGCGCGGCTCTCTCCCTCGAAGCCTCGTAGCTCTTCGCGTCGAGGCTGATCGACACCTCCTCCGCAATTGCATCAGAGGACACGCCGGTGCGTGCGGAGAGCACGTTGCAGAGCCGTTCCCTTGTCACGGGTGAGGGTTCGCTGACGATGAAGGGGATCATCTCCTTGCAGATCTTCTCCTCATCATCGTCCTCATCGTATCTGTAGAGCCTCCACTCGAACGACGAGCGTTTCGCAAGCTTCTCGAAGGCGTCGAGACCGTTCTCCCTGATGAAGGAGTCAGGGTCTTCCCCTTCCGGGAGGGAAATGACACGCACGGACATGTCCCTGTGGCCGGAGAGCTTGCTGAGAATGTCCTCGGTCTTCTTCACACCAGACCCGTCCCCATCCATGCAGACCACGACGTCAAAGATGCCCAGCTCACGGACGAGGTAGATCTGGTCCATACTGAGCTTCCCCCCACCAAAGCAACAGCAATTCAACAGTCCAGCCTGTTTCGCGGTGATGACATCTGCCTGACCCTCGAAGATGTAGAGAGGGGGAGAGCTGGAGATGGCTGAGTCGATGCCGAAGAGACGGGAGTTCTTCTTGAAGATCCCGCATCTCCTGCCGGTGGAGACACGGAGGTTGTTATATCTCCGAGGCTTCCTTGCCTTCCCATTCTTCCTTCTCTCCTCCTCGTAGACCTTCATCTCGGAGTCGTAGTTCAGGTTCCGTGCGGTGAACCCAACAGGCCTCCCATGCTCGTCCCGCCAGGTGAAGATGAGGTTTCCAGGATTGAAGATGTCCCTCCTGAGAAGGTCCACTTCACGGAGGAACTCGAGTGAGAACCCCTTCGCCTGGAGAGCCTTCCTGAAGGAGTCGAAGTCCTCGATCACACCGACGCCGTAGTATCTGAGAGTGTCAGGACTCCAGCCGCGCCTTGTGACCTCCCGGTGTGCCTTCTCGAGGATGGGAGACTTGTCGAGGTCGTAGAACTTCAGGAGACCGGTGGCGGCTCTGTACGCCCTGTAGGTCTCCATCTCGTAGACGTCGTCGTCCGTGACATCACCGATGTCGAGCTTCACCCCGAACTTCTTCGCAAGGTAACCAAGAGTGTCGGTCACCCAGGCCTTCCCACTCCTGGGCTTCCCCTCGATCAGAACGGCAGCATCGAAGATGTCGAAGGAGCCCTGGCAACCGAAGCAGGTTGCACGGAGGTTGGCCCCCTCCCCGAAGAGGGTACACGAGGGATTCTCGTCCTCGTGAGAGGGGTCGATGCACGAGAAGGTGGAAGAAGTGTCGATCCCATGCCCCTCCAGATATTCCCGGAGAAATGGCTTCAGCTCGGAGATGGCCTTTCTGAAGTTCTTGATGTGCATGGCCACTACTCCAGGAAGAGGACGATGGCTTGCTCGCGGGTGTCGAGTACTCCTTGAGCGAGGACGTCGAGAAGCTGATCGGTCTGGGACTGGCTCAGGAGGGAGGAGACATCGACGATGACGGTCCTGCACCTCCATCCCATGAGGCGTTCGGGGATTCCCAGAATCGACACGGCATAGGCCAGCTCCTCAGTACGTACCTGGGAGGGGATCATCACATCACGTGGAGCTACCCAGAGGGCGGGCTTGGGAGTGATATCCTCCCTGAGTAGCCGGATGCCATTGGCAGTGTGGCCGATCCTGCGGGGACCACCCCACTTCACGGTACAGAACTCATTGATCCAGCTTCTCGGAGGGATGTACTTCTTGTTCTGGAGAACGAGGACTTGGGTCTCCAGCGTCAGTTCAACTAGGGTTCTGAGGGAAACGTAGGCAGTGTTTCTGTTGTTCATAGGAACGACTCCTTTCAGGGCTGACTGGCCCCAGCTGCTTCTTGTTGCGGTGAGCTAACCTATCCTGGGTCTCCCGTTTCTCTTCCAGCAGAGACTCTGGTATGGGCAATAGCCGTTGCACATCCAGTCACCGAGTCTCTCCTTTCCTTGCTTCCACTTGTCATACTTGCTCTTCGAGATGTCTCCGAGAGAGTGAAGACGCTCCACCTTCTCGTGTGAGTAGACCAACTCGTAGTCATTCGGTGGAATCTCCTTCCTTTCGAGGTAGTCTCTCACTCTCCTGAATCTCTCATAGATGTCGTCAACTGTGAAACGTTTCTCCACCACACCGTCGACAGAGAAACGGGTGACCTGCCTCTCTGTCGAGGCATCCTCGACGAGTTCGACATCGAACTGGTTCCTCTTCGCACTGTCCCTGGCGTAGTAGACCAGCTTCCCATAGGAGAAGATGTCGGGGAACTCATTGAGGTAGATGAGAAGCTGGAGGAGCTGACTCGTCTTCGGCCGGGGGCGTGTCTTGTATCCCCCGCAGAGCTGCTTGGTCGCATGATAGCCGTAGAACGACTTACAGTTGTGGACGGCGACTGCCCCCGCGGTGTAACTGTTGTCCGGAGCTGTCTCCATGTTGTAGACAAGACCGGAGTACCTCCGCACCTCGACTCTCTTGATCTTGTACGCCCAGACCAGACCGCAGTCGACCAGCTTCTCCTGATTTCTCTTCCCTGTATTCCTAGACCACGTGACCCTGTAGATGTAGTCCGATTTGAACCGGCTCATCTGCTTGTGTTTCTTTAGGCTGGGGTGGAACCCACAGTGGGCTGCCAACTGGAAGTAGAGGAAAGCCAGATGAGGAACGGAAGTGTTTATCACCCACTGCTCCCCCGTGGAGCCGGTGGTGTGGCCATCACCAGTCCAAATCCCCATGAGGAGTGGGAAGAGAAACTTCCTGTTCACCAGGTCGTACCTGACATGCTTAGTCCCCTGCACGGAGTTCCCGGGAACGATAGTCTTGAAGAAATGGACCAGCAGCGTGGATGAAATGGACACATTCACACATCTGGGACTGAGTTCCCTCTCCACAGCGGGTCGACCGAACAGCCTACGGGAGATCTCTTGGACCCGGCTGATGGTCTCTCTCTCATCCTTGCAGAGAGAGAAGTACACTGTGTTCTTACTACAGGATCCCTCTGCGATGTACAGCCCCAGCAACCAATGGAAGTCCTCCGACGCATCGATGAACCGGGAGACCGGGATG